CTTTTCTATTTTAGGTGCAAAATAATCACCAACGCTAATGTAATTTTCTACTACTTTCTGAAACTCCTTAAAGGTATAGCATACAGCGTAGGTATGCCCCAGTGCGATGACTTTCTTCTGAAAGTCTTTTTGGTTTTGTGTTTGGCGATTGCCTTTTACTTTCATCTCGATATAAAGGCTTTTGCCTTGTGGGAGTAACACTACCAAGTCGGCAACCCCTGATAATACGCCCTCTGCTTTGAGGCGTTGTGCTTCACGAACATTGCGACTGCCTCCGTTAGGAACGGCATATATAACGAGGTGCGGGTATTGGTATCTAAACCAGCGCACGCAAGCGGTTTGTAGGGTGCTTTCTTGGTGTTTCATAGGGTTTATTTTGTTTCAAATATTTCTTTTAACACTTCAGTAGGATAACTCTTAACGAAGCCGTATTTGGCATCATATTCGTTACCCATAGGTATAGAACGTTGTACGCATATTTTTGCGGCTTTTCTCCCTAATGATATAGCTAACTGCAAGGGTACTCTTTTGCCTATGATATTGCTATATCCTGATATGGTAAAATAGTCTTCATTTTTGGTGGTGATTTTAGCTTCTATCTTAGTGAGACGCTCATTTTGCAAGGCTATTTGCTCAGCTTGTGCTTGTTGTGCTTTTTCTAAGGCTATCATTCCTTGTGCTTGAGCCATTAGTATTTCTCCTGCTGTCATTGGTTTGTTTGCTTCCTCAAAATGTTCCAACCACTCTACTACACGCTTGCGAACAAATTTACTTTCACGAAGTAGTACTTGCTTTCCTTGTGCGATAGTGAGTTCAAACATAGGATATTCCCGCCCCCGTTCGTTCTTGTATTTTGACTCCAAAATTTTTTGGAGTGAGATTTCTTCTTCAAATTCATCTCTGATAATAGAAAGCATCGTGTCGTGTCTTAGTTCCGTTTCCTTACCTTCTTCTTTTCTGAATAGGTTGATTTGCTCTACAAGTTCAAGGCTTGTAATAGTCTTTTTGGGTGTAATTCCTTGTGATGAGAGTATTAGGGTATTCATTATAATTTATTGTTTTACAATTTCGGCTGCAAAGGTACAAAAAACTTTAAACTATTTCTACAAAAAATTTATATAATTATTTGTTTACCAGCATTTTGCATAGTCATTTTACATAGTCATTTTGACGGGGCAAAACGGCTGTTAATATGAAAGCCGTTAGTATCACACTAACGGCTTTCTGTTAAGTGCTTGTTATTAGTCCTGCTCTATCTCATACCTTATAGGTATTCCTATTTTGGTAGCGATATAATGCTCGATACACGCACCCTTGCTGTCTTCCCACCCTTGTAGCATATAGATAGCCTTGCATTGCAGTAGGTCGATAATATCTTTAAGCATATGGGCTTCCCAACTGTCGTGCTCGGTAAGTCCATTTTCTAAGGGGTTTACGGGCTCATAGCCTAATCTTTTCGTTGCTTTGGCTACAGCGGCAAAACGTTTGCGGGTTTCGGTTAGGTCTGTACCGCTAATCTTTCCTGATATGTAGATTTTCATTTTAATTGCTCTTGTTTATAGGTTTGTATGAGGGCTTTTACGAGGTATTCACGGGCTTCTTCGTAAGTGTCTCTACGTCCACAGCATTTATCAAAATTATTGTTATCGTAAATAGAGTAGATATAGAAATTTTCTGGTGCAATGTAAGAGCGAATATAGCTGTATAAGCCGCGTGCTCTGAACCAAGCAAATACATCTGTCCAAGTGGGTACACTAATATTTTGCCAACATTCATTTGTACCAAATAATAAATCATCTATTCCTATAATAGAGCTTTCTCTTTCGAGCGTTTCAAGTGTAAGCCCATTATCTTTACTAAATTCAAAATAGCAATCTTCTTTGTATCCTATTTCTTTTAATTCTATAGCTATATCCAAAGGTACAAGCCAATTGGGGTAATTCAATTTATTCATCTTTGATAAATTTTCCGTTAATAATTCTTCCTGTTCTGTTTTTGATTTCGTTGTAGGCGATATTTAGGCACTCCTTAAGGGTGGTATTTTCTAAGAAAGCTATATCATCTAAATAACCAATTATAGTAATGATTTCATAAAAATACAAAAAGGGCGTTTCTCCTCCTATCCCTAACAATCTAAAATTAGCGTGCATTAGACGAGTTAAACTATCTTGAATGCTTAATGCTAACACTACTTTGCTATCTGCTCGCTTTCTTTCAAAATTCAAAACATCATTGATTTGCTCTAATACGTCTATTCTTTCCTTATAGCAGTAGTTAATAAGTGTTACCATTACATCGCCTATGGCGTCCTGAATAGCGGGTTTGTCGTTGTCATAACACGCTTTGATGAGTTCGCCGACTTCCTCGTGGGTTTTGAGGAGTTCGTCAAAGGGGGTTAGTTGCTCATAGATTTCTCTTTCTTTTGCCCACTGATGAATGAGTGGGACGAGTTCTTTGATTGTTAAATTTGGTGTATTCATTTGTCTTTCTTTTTTAATTCTTCTCTCATTCCCATACAATAGGAGCGGTAATTGATGTTAGACTCTCTCGTTAGTACATAGTCGTACCATTGCAGTATCTTTCCTTTGGGTTTGTTGTGCTTCATATCGTAGTATATATCCTCGATATTGAAAATATAATCCGATAAGCATATAATTCCTATACCTACATCGTAATTGTCAAATTCAAATTGTAGGTCCTGTTTTTGGCAGAACTCCTTGATGAGGTTGCGTGCTGCGTACTCGAATAGCTCGACTACTTCTTGTTCTTGTGGTGATTGTTTTTTCATTGTTCTTTATACTTTTCATTAATTACGTCTAAATGCTGGTATATCATTTCTGATAGGTCGTTAGAGTACGACTCAAAGGCGTCCAATAGTACTTTGTCGTCTTTCATTGTCTTTTTGAATTGGTCTACCGCCTCGCCGCTATATAGTTTTAGCCTACGAAATGAGCGTTTAAATTCGTGGCTGAATTTGGTGTCGTCAATTCCGTGCATTAGTTCGTTGAGGCTATCGGCATACGATAGGGCAAGGATTGCATAATGGGCTATCTTCTCACGCTTGAGCACTGGCATTACTACTTCCTTGTCGTGCTCGGCAATTGCGATATTCATTAGGGTTTGTGCTTCTTGTGGGGTAACTTGCAACCCCCTTACACGGAGTTCTGTTAAAAATCTGTTGTTATTCATTTTTGGGTGTTTTTGTGTTCGGTTTGTCTTCGGTTAGTGTTCGCCTTGTGTTCGGTGTGTGTTCGGTTTAAAATGGTACATCGTCTTCAGGCTCTTTTTTTGCAAATGCTTCATTAGGCGACGCGGTGGGTATTGCGTTATTGCTCCGCTCTTGTGTGGGCATTCTTGGTACATTGTACATTGGTTTTGCCATTGTGCCTGTAAATTCATCATAAGGGTAAATCGTAAAGTCGCTGCTATCTACCATAAACTTAAAGGCTTCGAACGGGTAGCCTCGTGTGTACTGCGGTAGTACTTCTACTATATCCTTATTATTTTCGTCTGGCTTGAGCAAAAAGACTGTTTCTGCTTTCTTGGTGACGGCACTTCCTAAGTGTCCGGTGGCTTTTGTTACCCCATAGGCTACGTGAATAATTGTACAGATATGTATCTTATACTGGTCTGCCCACTTGATAAGTTTATGTACGATTTGGTTACTCCATTCGAGGTTATTTACATCATTCATAAGGTCGGCTATACCATCGATAAACACCATCTTCATTTTGCCCTTATACCTCTCTAATGCCTTGTCAATGAATGCTACACGCTCCTCAGCGGTTAGGTGACATATCTTGAATGTTAGGTACTGAGGGTATATCGTACCTACTACTTCGGCAACGCCTTTAAAAGTCCGCTGGGCATAGTAGTCGGACTGCTCAGTATCGAAGTCTAATACATACTCATCACTCTTGCGGTGGGTACGTAGTAGTGGGAAGCGATAGGCTGCATTTCCGCCGATGTAGGTAGCGCATAGTTGCGTTTTGAATAATGTTTTTTTGCTCTTGCTTGGTGCTGCTATTACGCTAAAACTTCCTGCCGTCATTACTGTTGTAGGGTAGTAATTGCCTTTGTATTGATGCTCTCCGATGCTGATAAGTGTTTCGGGCGGGGGGAGGGGTTTATCGAGCGGTATATACGCCTTTTCGTACTCACGAGCGAACCATAAATCATCGAAAGGAGAAAGCTCTACACTTTCCTCAATTTCTTGTACTTTTAGCGACATAATAGCGATAATTTAGTGATTTCTGATTTGATAAAATACTCTATATCTTCACGTTTGTACTCTTTTTGCAAGACGGCGATGCAGTCTGCAATTCGCTCTTTGACGATGTTGTTTTTTGCCTCTACAATGCGGGATATATCTTGTGAGCGATATTCGTCTTTTAGGCTTGTGGTTTGCTCTGCTGGTGTTTTGTTTGCTTCGGCTATTCTGTTAGCTTCTCTTAGGGCTTCGTTATAGTCTTTATAAGCGGTTTCGTATCGCATCATCTTAGTATTTTCGGCTATATCGTCTATCCACCATTCAAGGGGTTTTTGAACGATTTGGTGCACGTGTGCCAATATGCCGCTGGCTGTTATTTTTTCGTCTTTTTCTTTAGCGAATAAGTAGCGATTTAGGAATACAAAGCAGAATAACCTTGAGAGTAATGGGTACTTTTCTGTCTGGTATTCTTGTGTTGCATTGATAAACTTCAGTACGGAGTTGAACGCTTCTTTATCATCGACATTTCCTTTTCGTTTGGCGAGGTATGCAAGCCGACGCATTGCGATGTCTAAGTCGATTGTGTTTTTGCTCATTTTTGTCGGTTTTTAGTTGTTAGTTATATTCTACAAGTCGCCTACGTTGCGTATCACTCCTTTTTTGTTGCTTTTTTGCCCTTTTTGCGGGTTTTCATTGTAGAGTTGTGTATTTGATAGTCCAGCGTTATAAAACTTGCTAAAATGGTCTGCTTCTAACATTTTGTCAGGTGATAGGGTGAACTGTGGGTAAATTTCTTTCTGAATGAAAACGCCTTTAATGGCTAAATCAATCTCTCGTTGGGTGTATGTTTTAGCGACATCAATGAGGTTTAACTTAGACTGTCCAAGTATAGCAACTTTTCCAATTACTCCTGCCTTGTAATGTTTCTTAGCATCATTCCAACGTTTGGCGAACCAAGCCTCAAGTGCTGGTAAGTTTCCTTTGAAGTCTTCGTAAGCGTTTAGGGGCTGTTTTTCGGCTTCAGGATTTTCTTCGTGCGCACCCGCTTGTTTGTTTGTTTGTTGAAATAAATCATTTACATTATCATTTACATTATCATTTACATTTACATTAAGGGGGCTTTTGCTTTTTTTGCTTTTTTCAAAAACCAATTGGTTTTTTTGCTTTTCTTTGCTTTCTTCTAATTCATTGGTTTTCAGTGGTCTGCCTCCTTTTGCTCCTGCTTCTTTTCTCTTTTCTTTGATTGATACATACTTTTGTGTATCCCTATCAATCGTTTGTTTTACAAATCCGAATGCTACTTTTGCAAGTGGTTTTAGTTCAATCAAGTTACCATATATAGCATATTCCGTAATAGCTTGATAAACTTCCAACTGAACCTCACTTGGCAAATCCCGAATAACATTCAACCAATCTTTGTAAAAAACAAATGTTTCTCTTTCCATAGTGTAGGTGTTAAAAAAAACTCCCATTGCCCTTAACTTGCTCTCTGGACAATGGCACGCCAAATAATAACGCTCGCCAAAGACAAGGGGAGACAAATGAATGAAATATTAGAATAAGGTTGTTTGATTGAGGTCGTCAATCATTCGTTGTAAGTTCCTTTGCATTTGGTTGTAATAAGAAGGCTTGAGTTCTATCCCTATAAAGTTGCGTTTTAGCCTCAAACTTTCGTGTCCTTCACTTCCTATACCTCCAAACGGACTTAATACGGTTTCGCCTTCATTGCTCCACAAATGCAAACAACGCCTAATGGTTTCTAATTGTAAGGGACAAATATGCTTTTCGTCCTTCTCATCACGTGCGCTGGCGTATTGCAAGGTGTCGGAGTAATTGATGTCATACCATACTGGCTCAGCGTACTTTTGCCATAAACTTACAGGTAGGTAATTCTCTTGTTTTTCATCAGTATCTTGGTGTGTGATAGGTACAAGATTATCACCTGCATTGCGAAATACTAAGATGTAATCGGGTATCCCTGTGCGTGACATACTGCTATCCTTTTTGATCGTTTTATGCAGCAATCCGATAGACTTGGTACGGGTCATCTCTACTACTGGGCTTTTCCAAATTGTTATTCTATCGTGGTAAATAAACCCTTCTTTTTGGAATGACTGAATGAGCATTCCTGAAAAGTCTTTGAGCCCTATATATCCGTCTTTGCCTTTCATTGCGGGCAAATCCATACAATGTACGGCTACCAATCGCCCGCTTTTTACCACCCTTGCTAACTCTTTCACAAGGAATTGAAAATGTACAAAGAACTCATCGTAATCCTTGCAGTTGCCCATATCACGAATATCGTCTGAATAAACGTATAATTCGGCAAATGGGGGGCTGAATATTGAGAAATCTATACTATCGGTAGGGAGTTTAGCCACTTCCTCTACGCAATCGCCGTGTATGGCTCTGAATGTAGGTGTTTGCATATTTCTTGATTTTTAATCATTAGTTCTTGCATTTGTTTGAATTGTGTCTCCTTTTCCCTTATGGTACTCATAACGTTCTGCATTGTGTCGGTAGTGATGATATTCACCGTTACATCGCCTTTCTTCCCAAAACGATGCGAACGCCTTACTGCTTGGTAAAAGCCCTCAAAGGAGAAGTCAGGGCTCATAAAGGTTTGATGCAGACAGTGCTGAAAGTTTAATCCGTATTTTGCTATTTGTGGTTTGGTAACCAAAACTCTGTATTTGCCGTCTACAAAGTCTAACAGCTTTTGCGCCTTATCCTCTGGTTCGTCTTTCCCTGACACTTCTACCGCTCCACGAATGCCTGCCTTTACCTCCTTGCTTTCATCATTGAGTTTTACCCATACGATATGAGGCTCATTATCAGCATTAGCGATTTCAATAGCCTTTGCGATACGTTGTTTCTTAGTACGCCTTAATTCTTTATTGAAATCGGCAGCCGATACTGCCATATCAGGGAATAATAAACCATTGCTAAAATCGTTTTGTGTTATGATTTGGTGCTCCTTGTAAATCACCTCTGATAAATCATACCCTTGCATTGGGTAACCTATATCAGCAGGGTTAGTAAGCATTACCGCCCAACTTGATACGAACTGATAGAACTTCTCTACAGCGTGTCCTTTTAGTCGCCATTTGCTTGTATGGTCTTGGTCGTTGATAAAGTAGGTAGCGAGCATTCCTAACCTGCTTTGATAGCCCAAAAACTCCGAGTGATTAGCCAGTTCCATAGGGTCGTTTGGCGAAGGGGTAGCGGTAAAAGCAAACTTGTAGGAGGTATTGTGAAAATACTCAAAGAGTTGCTTTTTTATATGCCCTTCAAAGTTCTTCATTATAGAACTTTCATCTACGATTAGCCCTGCATACTCCTGTGGATTGATGTTGTGCAAATTCTCAAAGTTGGTAATCGTTACCTTATCAAGGTCAAACCCAAATTTTTCTGCTTCCCTTTTAGTTTGTGCTACCACCACCAATGGGGCAATGATAAGCACAGGTTTATTGGTGTGTCGTACGATTTGGGTGGCAGTTTCCAGCTGCATTACCGTCTTCCCAAGTCCGCAATCAGCAAATACAGCGTGTTTGCCTTTGAGAATGTTTTTAGCAACAATATGCTGCTGAAAAGGAAATAGTTTAGGGTTCATCGGCAGTGGTGCAAAGCCTTTATGCTCCTTTGCTTTTTGTTTTAATCGCAAAAACTCTTGATACTCATTCATTTTGATTTGAAATTAGAGATTTGATAAAGATTTATGCGCACTCAATCTCCTTCAAATCGGGTTGTTTTTAGCCCCCGCTCACGGCTCGAACGTGAGTGCTTGCCTATCGGGGTGCACAGTGGAAAAGTTACAACGTTTCTTTGCTCTTATCTATATATTCCTTGCAAAATTGGTGGTCTATTACTGCCTCTACATTCAGTGTTTTTGCCGATAGCAAGGTCATTGTATAAGGAGGTAATTCTTTATCTTTATCAGCTACACGCATATAAGTTTCATAAAACGCCTCGCTTAGTACTTTTGCTTCTTCTGCATTAGGTGCTTTCACCAAAAAGCGCATTGGGTAAGACTCTTTATTTACCATTATTTCTACCTCTATCTGATAGAACTTATTTTGCTCCTCATCGCTGTTTTTCTTTGCCAACGATACAAGGGTAAAATACTGCTGCTCTTTGAGTGATTTTATTTCATAAAACCCAATGTAATTTTGTTCGATATAGTCAGTTATAATTCCCCTTGCTACATCTATGCTGTTAGCATATAGGTAGAACGTTCTTTTTTTTCGAGAGATTTCCACTACCGCTATCCATATAGTACTGTTGCCTAATACAGCATCTGCAGTGCGTTGTATTGAACTTAATCGTATATCTTCAATGTTAAGTTCTCCACTCTTGATAAAAAAGTCTATGGTTTGAAAATTCTCATCGTTTAATTCTTCGCCCTTAGAAATAATGAGTTCTTTTCGTTCTATGGTTACGACTTCCCCAGTATCCTCGTCTGTAAAATCTTCTTTCCATCGTCTGTAAAGACTATTCATTAGGTACTTAGATTCTTTGCCTTTCAATAATGAGAGGTCGTTGGAAGTCATTATTTTCTCATTAAATCGGCTTGTGGTTTCTTTTTTCATTGCTTATTTTACTTTAAATCTTGCTTATTTACTTTTTTGCGTTGGTTTTTAGATAGTTAGGAATGATTTTTTGCCTTGCTTAACGAGGGGTGAAAATTGCTTAATACCCCGTTTTTGCTATTCTTAAATTTTCTTTCTCATAACTCAATAGACTTCTAAGGGCTTCTATCTGATGCGTACAAGTGCGGTTAATACGCTCTAACCAATCTACAAGAAACTGCTCCTCTTGAGCGATTCCCTTAACTAAGGCATTTTGAGCCGTTGCTGATAGATATTGCTCCTTTGCTATGGCTATGATAGTCTTTGTAATTTCAGCCGTTGTGCGTTGGTTGTAGAGGTACTTTGCCTTGGCAAGCATTTCTCCACTACGAGCCATATATACCGACAACTCTTTAATACGTTCCACCATTTCCTCTGGGTTATCCGAGCAACTAATCTCTAAGTAATTTTGAATATCTTTAGCCTCTTTTTTTAGTGCTTCCATTTTGTCTTTATTTTGAAAGCAAGGCAGGACTCGAACCTGCTACTATCCCGATTGATACTTGCTTTTATTTTCCTTAATACGGTATACCGTCCCCTTGTGCGGGTGCTTGTCCGTACTGGTTAAACATTTGCCCCTGCTGATATTGCGGCTGCCCTTGTGGAGGGTAGGCAGGTTGCGCATATTGCGGCTGCTGTACGTACCCTTGTGGGACTTGCTGATACTGCTGCATAGGTTGCTGATATTGTTGCATAGGTTGTACAACCTCAATTTTCCAACCTACAACCGTATTAAAGTACTTAACCTCGCCTTGCGGACTTGTCCATTCACGCCCTTGCAGGTTAAAGTGTACCTTAACTATTTGTCCTATTTGCAAGTTATCCAACAATGCGCAATTGCCTTGCTGAAATTGAATGATAATATCTTGTGGATATTGCCCATCGGTGGTGATAACTAAATAACGCTTCTGAAAGCCATTTTGCCCTACTGTTTCAGTAGCGAATATTGTTTTAATTCGTCCTTGTATTTCCATAGTTATAATAAAGGTTTTGCGATTTCTAATAGTTCTTTTTGTTCTTTAAGGAATTTTTCTGCTATTTCTCTTGATTTAAAATGTAATACTATATAGTAGCTTGCTTTATTATCAACAATAAATTCCCAATAAATACCTACTTTAGCAAGGATAACATATTTCCAAGTATCATCTTTCCAATCAGGTTTCCAATCCTCGTTGTAATAGTCTCTGAGAAACAGAAGTTTTAAAAGTGCCTTTGTTGCATCAGCAAGTTCTTTATTAGGAGCTACTAAGTTTTCAGGTAAATAAATGTAATTTTTACCTCTAACTATTTCCTCATAAGTTGGTGCAGGTGCTTTTTGTTCAAAGCCTTGTAGAGTATAAGGAGAAGTTGATAATGTTGGTATTTGATTGAATGTACCTATACGACCATCTAATGTATAGTCTTCAATATTACTTTCAAACTTAACTTGAATAGGTCTTGATGTGTATGGTATGCTTTTTTCTGTTTTTATAACTTCACCTTTTTCGCCTGGATAGTTTACACTATCATAAACTTCCATTCCGACTTTAAATACTGTTTTCATTTGCTTAAAAAAGTCGTTACTAAAACGCTTAGGTGCGAAAACCTCACGACTGCTGGTTTTACTATAATGATTTCCATACTATCGGTTAAAATAGTCCTTGTGCTCATTCGCAATTTGTTCATTAAAAATCTTCTTGTCAGTTATGAGTTCTCGGTTACTCTCCAAAAACTCAATAAATCGCTCGCACACCTCCCTTAATCGCGGTATATCCAGCTTAGGCATATAGGCATAAGCCTCTTTATACACCCCCTTAAAATCAGTAACTAAATACTCAAAATCGGTTATCTCAATGCCTTGCTGATTTAAGCAGTAAGGATATACAATGTGCTGCCAGTTGTTGCGATACTTAAAAGCATTGTATTTGCCCGTTGTCTTTAAATCTACCACCTTAAAGGGTAGCAAATAGTCTAAATAGCCGTACAAAAAGACCTCACCATATTGAGTGCTGATAGTACCTTCAACTCGGTATTGAGTAAGCGCATTCTCCTCTTTCAAAGGCATTGCTATACTCTTGGCAAGTTCCTTTGAAAATGCGAACTGCCTACCATTAATTACCGCTGTTATCAACTTGCCTTCGCTATGAATATCTATCTTAGTACTTTTGCGCCCCTCAATGATGCAATCTATCACTTCATTAAACGCTGTACCCTTGTCAGCGGCTTCGCTCTCAAAAGGCACTCTATTAATACGATTAATCAGTTCTTGAAAGGCTTGACGCTCGTACTCCTCCTCTGTCAGCGTAGGGGCTTCAGATGAGCCCCAAAACTGCTGATAGATTACCGATGAATTAAGATAGTTAGCAAAACTATCCAACAAGGTAGGATATATGTTATACTGCTTCATATTGCTTGCTCTCTTTGTTAAACTTCGCATTCAAAGTCGCCGCCTTCTCATTGAGTTTGCGTCCCGCTACTATCTTAGAGTTACCTATATGCTGCCACTCTTGCAAGCGTTGTGCAGTCTCATTAAGGCTATCTATATCGGTTATAACCGCTATATTATCCTCAATATCTTTTACCAGCTTTATGTACGCCTCATTAGCCTTGCGATGCTGCTCCAATCGTGCATTGTACGCCTCAATTACGTGCGTTGTGAAGAAGTCATTAGGAGCGGTAGGATTACCCTGCTCATCAATGATAGTAGGTATCTTAAAGAGCGGTGGCAAATTGCAAGAGTTTTTACCATCATTTCGTGAGGTAGGGTCAAAGGTGATAGTACGTTCACGCCCTTGCGCCTCTACGTAGCCTACAAGGTCTAACTCTGTTACAAGGTTATCGTAGTTTGTCCCTCCAAACTGAGGAATGTAACGAGTATCATCGCCCTCTGTTTTTGTTTCTCTATGAGCCACAAATACCACGTGCTTATTCATTATGCTGATGCGCTTCACAAGTGCTGAAAACATCATCTTACGTTCTCCAAATCCTTGTAATGTCAGCATACCATTAGCACGCCCCATTTTAGGATTGTTCTTAATGATATACTCGCCCATAAAGTCTAACATTTTGCCCCCTGTGTCAATAACAAAGGTTTCATAAGGAGTAAGGTTTTCATTGTTAAGCACGTCCAAAAAGTCCTGATAAGAACGTATCTGTACAGTATCCACATCTTGCAAGTGTGCGAAGTTCACACGATGTACCCCGTTATCAAAGTCGAATAATAACGGCTTAGGTGCTGATAATGCAAGGGTCGTTTTACCCGTACCCGCTTGCCCATAGATTAGGGCTTTGATTTTTGTCTGAATTGTAAGCTCGTTCGCTTTCTTTATTAAACTCATATTATTTGTTTTTTAGGTTATTTTCTTTAAGAAAAGTGCCGTGCGTTATTGTTATTTTTTAAGTTTCCAGATTTCAAGAATAACACGGCACTTATTTATTTGGTAGAGGCTCTTTGATTTGTAGGACATTCGGCTAACTGAAGTAAGAATGTTAGGCAGTTAGCCGAAGCCTACACGTTACAACAAATGAGCGGATTTAATTCATCGTACTTATGTAATTAGACACTCTGTGTATCATTGAGTTTAACACAGCTTTAAACTGCTCTTGTGTTATCTCTGTATAAGTGCTGCCTTCGGTTACTGAGTGATATGTGTTAGTATTTATGGTGTTATCACCCCATATCTCTGCTACCATATATACGGGGGGTCTGTTAGGGATTAAAGATGTATGCTCTTCATTAACCCTAATAAGGTGTAATACATCGTTGTTGTGGTACACTCGGTAGCACTTGCCCAATTCTAAGGTTGTTACTTGTTCTTTCATAGTTATTAGATTTTAAAGGTTAAATAAACTGATGCCAATCGTGTGATAACTCTTCGTAGTAGTGATTGCGCTCACACTCTTCACTATCTTCTACCAACCGCTCATATTCAGCCTCAAGGATTTCTTGTACATCGAGCCATTGAGCATTAGTAAGGTCGTAATACACAGAGTGCTTGCCCACTGATTTATACACTTCAGCTTCAGCGTTTAAAATGCCCCTGTCATAGCACCCCGATAAGCGCATAGTGTAGCAGCCGCAAGTAGATTTAAGATGCCACCACCCCTCGTGGTCGTTATCATTCTCTGGGCGCAATGCCCCTTTCAGTTGTTCAAAAATTGCAGGTTTGATTAATTCTTCATCAGTCATAGTATATTGAAGTAATAAAGGTGCTGTTAGCCCTTGTATTAAGGCGTTAAGTTCGTCATCTATAGGCTTCACATCGCCTATAACGATATTAAACACCTCTTTTTCAGCAGGGGTACAGTCGTTATAACGCTTACCCTTGTAGGTTACGTAGCCGTCTTGAAGAAGAAAATGGCTATTTTGTTTGCTCATCTCGTTCATTTGTTGTAATTTTGCCATTGTAATTTTGTCTTTGTAATTTTAATGTTAATATTAAAGTTGCAAGTCATTTAAAGGCGACGCTGTGAAGTGTCGTCTTTTTTATTTCATTGTTACATAATACTCACCCTTATCAGTTCGTATCTGTATCTTACCCTCTAATAGCATATTCTGTATCTTATCTATATAGGTGCGAGGGTATAGGTGCTTGTTGCCAATCTTAAAGAATTTCACAAGTTTCAAATCTCTAAGCTGCATCATTAAGTCTGCTCTACGAGGTAGCCCCAGTGCGTTGCAGAACTCTTCAGCGGTAACATTAAGCGGGGTTACTTGTCTTACTTTCATAGTACTTTATATTTTTTTAGCAGTAACTCTCTCTCTTCATCACTTTCAAACTCGAATATATCATCCAAATTGTCAGTTTCTGCGTATTTTTTAAGAATTTCTAAATACACCTTATTCAGAAACATATATTGCCGTTTTCTTGCCCAGCAATACACAGTATTAGGCGACTTCGATAAGTCTATTGATAGATGAGCAAGATTGTCATTAACTTTTTCTCTTACAGTGCTTGTTAGTTTCATATAGTTTTATTATTTTTGCCCTGTCAATTTGTTTATTCATTTTGACAGTGCAAAAATATAACCAAAATAGTTATTAAGCAAATTTTTAGATAACTATTTTTGTTATTATTTTGTTATATTTTTGTAATTAGCTGATTAATAAAATGTTATAATGAAAGATTTTTTGAAGAATATCTGTGAGAATATAGATATGAGTGAAGTGAATATGATAATTAACACTTTAATATGTATGGCAACGTTGTACATAGTTATCAAAGGTCACTCACGTAGTAGTAAAAAATATAAAGAAGAATTGATAAATAACAAAAAAGCAGATATAAAAATAGAAATTATAAAAGCAGGAGGTGATCAGCGCATTATTTTAGTTACTAATATAGGGCAATCTACCGCTAAAAACATTTGTATTGATTGGAAAGATATAGTTTCAGACCGCATAAGAATAAACGAAATGCATAAACTCCCTTTTCCTATTTTAAATAAAAGTGAAAGTTTTGATTTTTATGCTTTGGTAAATTATCCCGAAAATAACAAGCCAGTAATTACAGTAATGTGGGAAGATAATTTTTCAAATGTGAATAAGAAAGATATTACTCTTTCGTTTTGAGTTCATTAAGTATTTTTTTGAGTTCATCACTAAGAGCCCATAAATAAGGATTTTCGTTAAAATTATCATACTCAAAATCAGGAATAACATTCCAATCTCTTTTTATAAGTCTAAAAGTGGTATATACTATAAATCTTTGAAGTCTTTGATACTCATCTTTATAGTACATCAGTTGTTTGATAATATCACTATCTAACTCCATAACAACAAATGTTTAATTTTTAAAGTGCAAAGGTATGGAAAATAACGATAATAACCAAAATGGTGATATAAATTTATATCTAAAAGAGGCTTTTTCCAAACTTGGCAAAAAGCAAACTGAAATAATTGATGATTTAAAAGTATCTCAATCTTACGTTTCTGCGCTAATGGCGGGGAAAAAAAAAGTAGGAAAAGTTATGGCTGAAAAATTAGCCGATTTGTACGGCTTTGACGAGGGAGCAATACTCACTGGTAAAAATAAAATAATTATAGAAGAAGTCCCTGAAGAAGATGAAGAGGAAGAAGATGAATTAGCACTATTTCTAAGGGAAGAACGTAAAAACTATGACCTTACCCTTACTGACGTACACGAAAAAACAGGTATTCCTCAAAAACTCCTCAAAGAATTTCAATGGGGAGAAGCTCAATTAACCGATAGACAAAGGTATGCGCTTACCCAGTATGTAGAAGAAGCAAGAGAATATTTTCAAGAGAACGCTATCGGAATACCAAAAGGAAGAATAACAGGATACTATTACCCAGAAGTCAATGCCTCAGCAGGATTTGATGTGTCAACCTTTAATGAAGAAAAAACGCGCATTCCTATATTCCTGCCTGATTTTGGAGATAACGTAATATTCATAAACGTTTATGGTGATAGTATGTATCCAAAATACAAATCAGGAGATATGATAGGTATAAAACCCGTAGAATTTCAATATATAGTATTTGGACACCCTTATGTAGTTGTATTTGATAATGGAGATACAAACATTAAGTATGTACAAAAAGGCTCTGATGAACATCACGTAATATTGGCAAGTGAAAACCCTAAATACGAACCTCGTGAGTATCCTCTTAGTATTATACGCTTTTTCTTTACCGTTAAAGGAAGTTTCAATAAAGAACGAATGTAACTCAAAAACTAAAACAATATGAAACTATCAAAATACGTATGGGATTTATATAAACAATCCGAAAACGGCAAAAATACCATAGATTTCTTTGAATATTACAACGTTTTTTGGAATGATGTAAAGGTAATCAAAAAATATAATCCCAATTGCGGCAAATGGATTGAAAAAAGAGCCTATGAAAGCATAATGCAACAAATAGGCGACAGTTCACTGGATAGAAATCCTAATAACTTTGATTTTAAAACGTTTGCAGAAGTAAGAAAGGAGTTTGAAACTTGCTTAGACGAAGGCATTTATTTCATATTCGATAATAACGAAAAAGGCTACATTATAGACCCTAAAGACTATAAGTATTTTCTGACCTTTCATATAATAATATCCTTTTATTTCTATGCTATAGCCTATGATTATACATTCCCATACCTATTTACATACCGCTTTTTTGACCTCAATAAAATAGCAGATACTTTCTCTATAGAGTTGCCGAAAATACCCAAAAAGAGCGACTATCGCGCCCGCTGTATGTATTATATTGAGCTTTGCGAAGTATTATATAAGTTCAGAAAAGAAAACAATCTAACACCTAACGAGTTGTGTGCATTCCTATACGACTTTGCCCCCAACTATATCGATAAAACACTTTCACCAATGCCCCAACCCACCCAAGCGTGGTTTATAGGCGGATTAATCGCTGAAGAAGAACGTATAGAAGAAGAAAAATTTTGGCAAGCAAACCCCGAAACTAAACGAGGCGACATTTTAGTACATTACCAAACCTCACCCATTAGTGCTATCACACACATTTGGAGAGCCCAAACAGACGGAGTTATCGACCCATTTTTCTATTACTATGCTAATTCCTATATAGGGAACGAAATAGAAGTACCCCACATCACCCTAAAAGAATTAGAAGCCGATGAGTACTTCGCAAAACACCCATTAATACGCAAAAAATTTCAAGGCGTAAACGGCTGGGCAATCTCAAATGACGATTACGCACGCCTCCTATACCTAATGCGAAACAAAGGTTTCGATACCACCAACCTGCCCACTCCACACGCTCCTGAACCACCGCAAGGAGTTGAATTACACAACGAGCGAGATGTAGAAGTGAAACTATTAGAGTATTATCTAAACCAAATCGGATACACCGAGCACAAAAACTATATCCGACAACTACCCATAAGAGCAGGACGAGGAAGTAAAATATATCCCGATTACGCCCTACATTACGACAACAAAAAAGGATACGAAAAAGCGAAAATACTCATAGAAGCAAAATACTATCTAAAAACTAATAAAGAAATAGAAGAAGCATTCAAACAAGCCCGTTCCTATGCAAACCTGTTAGAAAGCCAAACCATCATCATTTGCGATAAATACGGACTTATCATATACCAAAAGAAAGACGCTTTTGATAGATATAAGTACGAAAAGATATATTGGAACGACTTACAAAACCCTGATGTATATAATAAGTTAGTCGAAATACTAAAAGAGTAAAAACAGAAAAAGGAATAAAAGAAAAGCAATATAATTTAGAAATTATAAATAGCTTGATGTAAAATTAAAATTTTCTGCATTTTCCACCTTTGCTTTTGCAATTATATCCTTTTCTGTTACCATTTTATTGGTATTCTTTAGAAGATTATGCTTGAAATCTAAAGGAATGTTATTGTTAGCCACTTGACTTATAACTTGCCAACTCATTTTATCATCATAAGTCAAAATAAGAGCCTTTTCAAGCTCCTTAATATAGGATTGTAGTTCTTTTTCATTCATAATAACGTATGTTTTAGGATTATGCTGCAAAGGTAAGTAAATTAATCTGAACTAACAACAAAACATATTGTATAATACTGAAATCAATCAGAAGAAGTTTATGAGTATTAGCATAAATGAACCAATAGTGAACCAAAAATCCTAATTTACTTATTTAAATCATTGAAAAACAAATGCTTAATATTATTAAATGGTATACAGAATGTTTATCACACTATGAAGGAAGCAGAGGAGTAATTTGTTAATTAGCAAATGAAAATGAATAACATATAAAAAGAGGCTACTATTTTTAGGTAGCCTTTTTTTGATTTTAAGAAATTAAACAATATTTAAAATTTGGTGCGTATATAAAAAAGATGTATATTTGCACGCAACTAATTTTCTTTTTACTAAAAAATGGATTTTCAAGACAAAATAATCAGTGAGGGGCTGACATATGATGATGTGCTTCTCATTCCTAATTATTCGGAAGTGCTACCACGTGAGGTTGCCATCACTTCTCAGTTTACGCGTAATATCACGCTAAATGTGCCTATTATTTCGGCTGCTATGGATACTGTTACTGAAGCGGCAATGGCTATCGCTATGGCTCGCGAAGGTGGTATAGGGGTACTGCACAAAAATATGACCATAGAAGAGCAAGCTAAGCAAATAAGAAAAGTAAAGCGCGCTGAAAGTGGTATGATAATTGACCCTGTAACCCTACATTTAGATGCTAAAGTAGCTGATGCTAAGCGCTGTATGAAGGAGAATAATATAGGGGGAATACCTATAGTAGATGATAATGGTATTCTAAAAGGTATTGTAACTAATCGCGATTTGCGTTTTGAGCAGGACAATACTCGCCCTATAGTAGAGGTGATGACTGCTAAAAACTTAGTGATTGCTAATGAAGGGACCTCTATGAAAGAGGCTGAAAAGATATTACAACGCAGCAAAATAGAAAAACTACCTGTAGTAGATAAGAACTATAAATTGGTTGGGCTTATCACTTTCCGCGACATTGCTAACTTGCAAGAGAAATCGATGTCTAACAAAGATAGTATCGGTAGGCTACGTGTAGCAGCTGCCTTGGGGGTAACTGCTGATGTAGTAGAACGAGCTGAAGCCTTAGTGCAAGCCGGTGTAGATGCTGTAGTAATCGATACTGCCCACGGACATACTAAAGGAGTAGTTAATGCATTGAAAGCAGTAAAGAGTAAGTTTGCAGACTTAGATGTAATAGTAGGTAATATAGCTACTGCTGAAGCTGCTCTTTATTTGGCTGAAAGCGGTGCTGATGCTGTGAAAGTAGGAATAGGGCCAGGTTCTATATGTACTACTAGGGTAGTGGCAGGGGTAG